GTATAGCTTTCGATAAGCATCTTCTAAACTGCCCTTCCAATTCCATTGCGCCATCTTTTTATAGATATTGTATTGATCTAGATCGCCAAACAAGGCATTGGCTTCGGCTATCGACTTCCCGGCAACAATTTCAGGATAACAAGTAAAAATGACAGGATTAGAAATTTCAGGAAGAATATGGCTGAAAACAATATGGTCGCCAGCGCCAGCATTAAGAACAACAATGGTGCTATCAGAAAATCCAATAGTATTTCTAAAAATAGCTTCATCATGGGAATATAGTTCTTGTTTACTTTCACTTCGGATGCCCCCTTCTGGGTTTTTAAAATGCCAAGTAATTGCATGGGGCGCAACAATGATTTTGTATCCTTTTAGATACAAACCATAGGTAAACAAGGTTTCTTCTCTATGCGCCACCCTTGATAGCCCAAGGTTGTAATCATGCACTCCAGCCCGGTATAAGAATGAACAATGCAAATGCTCAACTTCTTTAGATTGCTTTATATAATTCCATTGAATATTTGGCTCTTTATCAATATCTGATACCTTGCCAATAGATTTGGAAGCATCAAACTTTAATGGTGGGGTAAGGATTGAACCGCCAATAGCGCCTATATTTTCTATAGTTGTATAACCTAATAGATTGCCTAGAACATCTGGCTCTGGTATGGCATCATCATCTACTCGCCAAACCCAATCAAACCCCATTTCATTGGCTTTCTGATGGATATGGTGCTGACCTTTTTTTTCAGCATAAACCCATTCCCAAGGTATCTTTTTTATATCTAGCATTTGAAAGAAGTATTGATAAATCATTTCTTGCCGCATATCTTTTGGCTCATCATTATCATCAAATATCACCAGCTTATCTGGCAATCTAGTCTGGTTGATAATGGCATTTAATACTAATGGCAGGGTTGTATGGTATCTACCTCTGGTAGCCACCGAGCATAGAACTTTATTCATTGTCCCACCTACAGAGCATTAGATTGCATCGGTTTTCAGGTGTAATTTCTTGCATTACATCTGATACTTTTCCAACTTCATTGATATAAGCAAAAGTAAATCCGGGAAAGTCTGCTTCGGTTAATCCATGCAGTTTGTGATGCTCTCCCCAAAAACCTTTTGGCTCATTGTGTGGGACTGTAAGCAATAATCGCTTGCAATGATTTTGTAGCTTTTTTACAACAGATAATCCATTATCTAAATGTTCTATGACCTCAAAAGCAATGATAGTGTCATAGTTTGCAAGTTCATAAATGTTTATATCGGCTTGTTCAAAATTGCGAAATTCTGCCCAATTTTGTTCTTTTGCTACTTCAATAATAATAGGATCATAATCAATCCCATCATACCAAATAGCGCTTGGTAAGAATTGAGAGCCATAGCCAGTAGAGCATCCAATTTCTAGGATTTCATTTCCTAGTAAATTTTGATTTGCCCAAAGATACCGAGTAGTTTCTCTAGGTAATACTGGATCACCTTTTAAAAATACCGCCCTTTCATAGTTATTGGTGAGCCGCCACCGATACCAATCAGGGTGATATTCCTTTGCCAATGCTAGGACATGAAGTTCTAAAATCTGTTCCCATTGTGTTGCTACATCTAATCCATATATTGTTTTATTCATTCTTATCCTATGTTATAAAATTACCCATCTTTGTCCTGTAGTAACTGTAACTGATTGACCACTTGAAATGGTTACTGGTCCAACACTTAATCCATTGTTACCAGATGCAATTGTATAACTAGCAGATATAGAATTGCTATTTACATGGATACCATTGCTTGATATATGAATAGATGCAGATAATTCGCCTGTGCTTGGTTTAAATAAATGCTTTGCATTGCTAGTATAAATTGTGCTGGCAGTTCCGCTAGTTGCGGTTACTGCAACAGGATAAATATTGGTTGAAGTAGCTACATCATTGGAAATAGAAATGCTAGAAGCGCTTGATCCACTATACCCAGAATAACCTGAGAATCCGCTTAAACCGCTTCCAGAATAGCCGCTATAACCACTAATGCCTGATCCGCTATAGCCACTATATCCGCTAATTCCAGATGTACCATTGCTTCCATTTGAACCAGAATAACCGCTATAGCCGGATAATCCAGATGTACCGACTGCGCCGCTATAGCCAGAGTAACCACTTATTCCTGATCCACTATAGCCTGAGTAACCGCTAAATCCGCTAATTCCTACAGCACCAGAATACCCTGAAAATCCGCTTGTGCCGTTTGTGCCATTACTTCCAGAGTAGCCAGAATAACCGCTGATACCACTTGCACCATTTGTTCCATTAGAGCCAGAATACCCGCTAATACCAGAGTAGCCGCTATATCCAGAAGTTCCAACAGCACCAGAATTGGTAATTATCCAATTGCTAAAAGATGCTACACCATTAACATAAGTCATATTGACTGTTAATGAAGTGCCTGTAAATGCTGTTATTAATCCTTCCATAAATTGCGATGGAACAGATGTAGAAAATACTCTGATATATTGACCAACAGTAAAAGCTGTTGTTGAAGCATCTAAATTGGTAGTAAATGATTTACTGCCAAGGCTTAATGAATTTGATCCTGTTGCAGTTAATCCATAATACCCCAACCCAGAATAGCCAGAGTAACCACTATATCCGCTTACACCGCTTCCGCTGTAACCTGAATAACCAGAAATGCCAGATGCACCGCTGTAGCCTGATATTCCACTAGCGCCATTTTGACCGCTAAATCCAGAGTAACCAGAAATGCCTGATTGACCGACTGCGCCACTAAAACCACTAATTCCAGAATAGCCGCTATATCCAGATATACCAGATGCGCCATTTTGACCGCTTAATCCAGAAATTCCTGAAGCGCCACTAAAACCAGAAATGCCGCTATATCCAGAATAGCCACTTACACCACTACCAGAATATCCAGAAATGCCGCTATAACCGCTGAATCCAGATATACCTGAAAAACCACTTTGTCCATCTTGTCCTGAAAAACCACTTTCGCCAGAAAATCCTGATTGCCCATCTTGACCGCTAAAGCCAGAAATTCCTGAATATCCAGAGAAACCAGAAATACCGCTGTCCCCTGAATAACCGCTTATGCCAGAATCTCCAGAAAATCCGCTATAGCCACTTATTCCTTGTGGAACAAATAAAGCCCAATTTGAATTTGCATCTGGTGGATTTTCAAAAGTTGCTATGTTATTAATTGCAATCCAAGTTTGATTTGCATAGGTAACTATGCAATTTGGAATATAGGTAGTATCTATAACCCAAGCACCAAAAAAATATAAACCTATTCCTGAATAACCTGAATATCCGCTTTGTCCATCTTGACCAGAAAATCCTGATATTCCAGAATCGCCAGAGAAACCGCTGATTCCACTATCTCCGCTAAATCCGCTAATACCACTATCTCCACTAAATCCTGATATTCCGCTGTCGCCAGAATAACCGCTTATACCGCTGTCGCCAGAGTAACCGCTAAAGCCAGAATCACCAGAATAGCCAGAGTATCCAGATTGACCATCTTGCCCTGAAAAACCGCTGATACCAGAATCGCCACTATATCCAGAATATCCAGAAATACCGCTTTGTCCGGGTGGACCTACTATTGGACCTACATTGTTCCAAACAAGTCCATCCCAAACATATAAGTCGCCATCGGCTGAAACAATATAAGCATCATTAGGAAGATTTCCTATTGCTGGCAAATCGGCAACAGTAGGAACAGTTCCTTTTACATTAATGGAAGTGCCTTGTTGTCCGCTATAGCCAGAAAAACCGCTATAGCCACTAATTCCAGAGTCGCCAGAGAAACCACTTAATCCAGAATCTCCGCTAAAACCAGATTGACCATCTTGCCCGCTAAATCCCGAATACCCGGATTGTCCATCCTGACCAGAATAGCCAGATTGACCATCTTGCCCAGAGTAACCGCTAAATCCAGAATAACCACTATAGCCAGAATCACCAGTTATAGATTCCCCAGAATAGCCTGAAAAGCCACTATAACCGCTTACACCGCTTCCAGAGTATCCGCTATACCCTGACATACCATCTTGACCAGAAAATCCGCTATAACCGCTATAACCAGATTGTCCATCAAA